TTGCACGCGGCCATGATCCGGTCCTTGACCTCGGACAGGGTGACGCCGTTCACCGGGTACTGGGCGGCGTTCTTCGGCATGTTGATGTACGACCAGGCTGCCTTGGCGTGCTCGGCGGTGTCGATGGGGTACTTGCCGTTCTTCGGGTCGGCGTACCTGACATCGCCGTACGGCTTGTTGTCCGCCATGTCAGCCCTTCCTGCGTGCTTTTCCATTGCCGCGTGAGTCGCGGGGTAGATGCCGAGCGCCGCGTGATGCGCGAGATTGCAATAGCCCTTGGGATCGGCGATGTACTTGCCGAGGTGCAGCACGCACCGGTCGAAGTCACCGGGGTCGCCCCACCGGATTTTCGCTGCGCCCTCACCGTGGACCCAGTACTCGTGGAGCCGCTCAGTGCCCCGCACATCACCGGGACTGGTTTCCGCCATCAGAGTTTCGCTGCCTGCGCGTCCAGCTGCGCCGCCTGCGCCAGCAGGGCGCGGATCTCGGTCCGCAGCGTGGTGATGCGGTTCTTGAGAGTGAGGTGGTGATGGTGGGCGGCGTGGTGGTGGTGGTGGGCTGCTGTTTTGTGCGCAGGGGTCTTGTGGGGGCCTTTCGCGGCCGTGGCGGCTTTTTTCGCGGCGGCCGCCGCGTGTTTTTCCTGTTTCAGCAGCTTGTCGAGCTGGATCTGCAACTGGTGCGCCTTCGCCCGGTCTGCCTTGGCTTTCGCCTGCAGCGCGGCCTTGCGTCCGGTGACCGCCGCCAGGTGCTGCACATGCGCGACGTGGGCGACGTGCGCGACGTGGGCGGCATGCGCTGCCGCCGGCTTCCCGGCGCTGCTGCTTTTCCCGCCGCCGCCGCTGCCTGCGGCGACGAACTGGCCGCCGTGCCCGGAGCCGGCCGCGCCGTGGTTCGGGTTGAACCGGGCGGCCTCAGCCCAGCCGTCCGCCCACCGCGACGCCCACGTGCCCATCACGGCCTCCGCACCGCCGCCGGGCGGCGCCCGGGACGCGTGCCGTTGCCGCCGTCACCCGCCGACGTGGTACCCACCGGCAGCCTCGCGACGGATCCGGCGGGGAGCGGCTGCATCCCCGGCGTCGGCCCCGACCCGGGCGGCTGCGGGAGCATGTGCTGCTGCTGCGCGCTGACACCCGGCACCGCCGCCGGCAGGCCGCCGGCCTGCAACTGCCCCGGATCCCCCGACCGGATGAACGCCACCGCGCTATCCGGCGTGTAACCCGCCTGCGACAACACCAGCAGCGCCTGCGAGCGCACCAGCGCGACCTGCGCCTGGTTCGTCTCCGTGTCCTGCAACGCCGCGATATCGCTCGTGTCGTACCAGAGGCGGATCCCCTGCGGCGGCATGTCCGGGATCAGCTTCTGCAAAGCCCCGCACGCCGACCGCCACTGCGGCCTCGCCCACAAGTTCGCGAACTTGGCCAGCGACTCCTGATACCCGCGTCCTGCCCCGCGCAGCGGCTCCAGTCCGACAAGCACTGCGGGGACCATCGACTTCGCCAGGATCCGCTCAGTCCCCGCCGACTGCACATTCGAGAAATCCATCTGCGACAGCGAGTTCCCGACGACGGTCAGGTCGGCGCCCTGATCCAAAATCAAGGTTTTGAACGCGTTGTCCACGCCGCCGTACCGGGCCTGCATCCGCTCCCGGATACTGTCAATCGTCCCCGGCGCCAGCTTCTGCGAGTATTTGATCAGCAGGTTCGGGGTAGCCGCATGCGACAGGTAGTTCAGCTTGTACCCGGTCATCGCCGTATCCGCCTGCGCGTCCCGCAAAGCGGCGGTCATCCACGACTCGCCGCGGAACGACGCCACCGGGTCCGGGATCGGAGCCCAGTGCGCCACCTCAGCCGCCGGGACTGTCTGCGGCTTGCCGAACTGGGCCTGCATGTTCTCCGGCGGCGCGAAATGGAACCCGGTCACCCGCCGGTACGGGCCGTTCGGCCCGGAGGTCACCTCGGAGATGATCGTCACCCAGTCCGGCCGCCACCTGACCAGCTGGTCACCCGCGTCCCAGATGTACGCGTTCCCCGTGATGGACACGTCCTGCTCCATCCGGGCCAGAAGGTCCCCGGTGTGCCCGTCGGGCCACGGCTCCTCCAGGATCCGCAAACGCTGATCCCCGAACAGCTTCTTATCCGACACGGACTGGAACTGCAGGCGCGCTTCGGAGAACAGCAGCATCCGGGTCAGCACCGCCGCCGAGACGACGCTGCCCGCCCCGTACGCCTGCAGCTGCGCCGCAGCCATCGACGGCAGCACCGATTCCCGGTCCGGGGTGCCGTACAGGGTCGTCAGCACCGCAGCACCGGAGGCGAGACCCTCCCAGTAGCCGGTGTCCCGGCGGGACAGCATCCGGTCGATAAGCCTCACGACGCGCGTGCCCTTTCCAGCACGTCGGCGAGCGTCCGCGGCACCTCATGCACCTGCGGCGCTGCCGGCCTGCCGTCGTCACGGGCCAGCGCCCACGCACCCACGCACAGGGAATCGAAGATCAGGCACGCGCCCAGCGCGGGAATGCCGATCAGCGCACCGCCGCCCAGCACACCCGCCAGCGCGGCGATGAGCAGCACGACAGACAGGCGCATCAGTTATCCTCCTGATAAAGCGCACCGGCCGCTCGCAGCGGGCGGCGGTCTCGGTAAGCCGAGCAGGACCGGCGCGATGTCACCGGACTGCCCGCATCACGCGCCCAAACGGGCTCCTGCCTGATCGCGGCTGGTGCGCTACACCACCCAGACGCCAGGCTGCGCGAGTTCCTCCCACCGCCTGAATGCCCACACCGCCAAAGTGGCGGCGACGAGCGGGCTCTGGTCGATGCCGAGGCGCCGTTCCCACGCCTGCGCCCCCGCCAGGGGCCGCTGCTGCCCGGCGCGGACCGCCGCGGTAAGCGGGGGCTGGTCGAGGTGCGCCAGCATCCCGTCATTCACCAGGTCGAGAAACTCCCCGTGCGCCACGACAACATCCGCCGTCGCCGGTTCCGTGACGAACACCCCGGCATCCGACAGCGGCCTCAGCAGCGTCGCCGCCTGCGACCGCGGGTCCACGACGACGGCAACCGGATCATGCTTCGCGCACAGTTCGGTGAGCCGTTCCACCGCCCCGCGCGGATGGTCATACCACACCAGATCGACAACGACCCTGGAACCGCCCTGCTCCCGCCCAGAAGCCACCACAGCGGCCTTACGGCGGTCCTCCGATATCTCAACCGCGAACGCGACTTCGCCGCTCACAACCGCGCTCCCGGCGCCGCGCAAGCCGACCACGCATCCGATGAGATCGTCGACCACGTGCCCGCATCATCCTCGGGATAATCCCCGATCGACAGCCGCTCCCGGGCGAACACCTCCGGCCCGAGCGCCGCCATCTCCTTCTCCACGTACTCAGCCGGAATCCGGATCCCCAAACCCGGATTCGCTGCCGCCCACGTGCCCCGGTCCCCCCGATCCGCGGTCTCCTCCGCCGACCACTCCAGGAACGCCAGCGACTGATCACCGCCGGCCAGGGCACGCTTCCGCACCCGCCCCAGCTGAATACTGTCCGGCCCCCCAGCCGTCGACGTATACCAAACCTGCGGATCAGGCCGCGCCGTCAAAGTCGGCAGCAACGCCGCCATCTCCTGATCACCCAGCTTGTAAGCCTCATCCAGGATCACCAGGTCCGACGAGAAACCCCGCCCCGACCCCGACGACCTCGCCACGAACCGCAGCCGCTTACCGTCCTTCAGCTCAACAGCCTCAGCACCCGTCGTCGTCCGGATCCGCGCCACCCTGGCGTTAAAATCCGGCGTCCCCTCAATCAGGTGCCGGATCCGCAGGAACGCCTCCGCCGCCGTCTTGAACTCATGCGCCGAATGCAGGATCAGCCGAACATCCGGGAACAGGAACAGCGCCGCCAACTCCAGCGCCTCCAGCACCGCGCCCTTCCCGTTCTGCCGCGCCACGATCAGCGCAACCTCGAACGCCGCCCACTTCCCCCCCCGCCGCCGCAGCCCCGCCTCGAGCACCAGCCGCTGCCACGGATCCAGGTCCAGCCCCGCCACCGCGGCCAGCAGCACCGCGTTAGCACCCGACCGGTCCGCGTCAAACGGCGGCAGCGAGCAGATACGCGGCTCCTGATCACCCAGCAGCACGCCGCGCGGCGAGCTCATCACCGCGGATGTCATCAATCCTGCTCCCAACCGGCCGTTCAGCCGCCGCAGCCCGCAAATCCGCCAGGATCAGCCGCAGCTGCGCCGCCGCGGCCGCCGCAGCGACCGCGCCGCGCGAACCGTCGATCTGCCGCGCCAGGCTCACCGCAAGCGCCGCCGCCGCATCCGACTGCACCGAGAAACGCAGTTTCCGGAGTTCGGAGCGGGTGGCGCGCTCAACGCCCCCGGCACGCGGGCTGGTCACGGACGGTCACCATCCTGGGCCTAGTTTCGGGTCGGCAAAAAAGTGCGATGGCTGCGGAGTCGGGAAATGTCCGGTTTTGTCTGAAGCGATCCGCTGACCTGCGGTTTTACCATCCCGGATGGTCGATCAGCGGGTGGTCACTGATGACCGTGACGGTGGTCGCCGATGACCGTGGTCACTGTCCGTGATGGTCACCCTCATCCGCCATGGCTACCATCTACGGGCTGCTGCCCATCGTCTCGCCTGCCCGCGCATCATGTTGCCGCGGGTCGCGCCTTCGCCGCGGTTATGCCTGCGGCACGCGAGGCCGGGAAGGTAGCCGCCGTTGACGTGGTCATGCGCGAGGTCGAGGAACCGGCGTGCGACGTTAAGCGGCCACCAGGGCATACGCTCGCCGCCGACGGCGCATATGTCTCCGGGCCGGTAGATGAGAAGGCGGCGTTCGCGGATGGACTGGTGGCCGTAGCCGTAGCCGCGTTCGGTGGTCGTGCCGGTCCAGCGCTTGCGTGCCATCAGTGCACCGTCTCCGGAGATGCGAATGGCGCCCCGTTCCGGGCGCCACTT